TTTTTACTAGATAAGTATAAATTCGAGCTACTTAAAATGCCCCTTGTAGTCGATGGAGTGTGTCAATTACCTTCGCAATATACACAAGACCGCCTACAAGAGTTGCAAAAAAATGAGTTTATGTTTTTATCACAATATCAACAAAGCCCTATTTTGTCAAGTGGTGCCCTATTTAAAAGAGATTGTTTCATATTTACCAATAACTTGCCATCTAAATATGATTATACTTTTATAACTGCCGACTTGGCTTATAAAGACAAGCAACATAATGATTTTACTTGTTTTAGCTACTGGGGAGTATTAGATAAAAAATTATATCTAATTGATGTTAAAAGAAAAAAAATAAATTCGGTAGAGATTGACAATTGGATAAGACCTTGGATTATGCCAAAAATACAATATGGTTTTAGATATATATGGATTGAAGACAAAGCACACGGCACTTATTTGTTGCAACAATACCGAAAGGATGGCTTGCCAGTGCCTAGCGAGGCAATGATTAAACAAACACTGCCAAGAGATGGTGATAAAGTTATGCGAGCAAATAACATAATACCTTGCTTAAATTCTAACGATCCTAATGTTATTCTAAATAACTGCATAGAAAATTTTAACGATATAATCGAAGAGTTGTTATCATTTAATCAATCCGCACACGATGATTTTGTTGACACTTTAATTGATGCTTGTAAAATTGCATTATTTGTTAAAAAAGAGTTTTATGCTTTTTAATCATAGTTTTTTATAATGACTTTTTATAAAAAAAAACTAATTTTTAATTAAAAAAATATTTTATCAAAATGTTATTCTTTAAAAAAAAACAAGAAAAAAAAAGCTACGGAATGCAAGACTGGTTTGCATTTAACTTTCTCAATCAAGAATATAGTTCTAATAATAACGCTAATACCTTTATCAACTATTTTTATGATGCTTGCCCTGTATTTACCGCAACTAATCTAATAAGTGATTCGATAAGCTCAATTGATATTGTTTTAAAGAATAAAAAAACTGGCGACTTTATTTACAAACATAAAGCCCTTGATATTCTTAAAAACCCTAACCCCTTCACTGACAATCAACTATTTATTAAAGAGATTGCAAGCTATTATTTACTAACTGGCAATGCTTATATTAACATAATAGGCGAAACACAGCCAATTGAAATAAACAATATTAAACCAACAGACATAACAATCTTAGCTGGCAATGATGGATATATGGGCGAATATACAGTGTCAACTGCTATTAATTCTGCAACATACACAAGAGATGCAAAAAAAAGATTTATTGATGCAAAACGAAATGAATTAATACATTTACGGGCCTTTAATCCTAGATTCTCATCAACAAATTTAGTTGGTTGTAGTGCTTTTGTTGGCTGTCAATTAGAAATAGCACAATTTGTAACTGCATCAATTCACAACTATTCTTTAATTAAAAATGGAGCTAGACCAAGTGGTATATTAACCCATAAAGGCACAAACGAATTACAACCTGAGCAGATTGATAGAATAAAAGATTTAATGAAAGAAAAATTATCGGGCTCACGAAATGCTGGTGAAATGGCTTTTTTAGGCGGTGATTTTGACTGGAAGCAATTATCATTGTCAATAAAAGATATGGACTTTCCAAAGCTCAAACAATCGGTAATGGAGGCGATTTACAATTCTTTAAAAATACCGTTGCCAATGATTAGCTCCGAGAATATGACATTTTCCAATATGGATGCTTCTAAATATGCTTATTATGATAATGCTGTAATACCAGTCCTTAAAAGATTATTAAAATTTTTATCTGCAAAATTACTTACAAGATATGCAGGCACGGAAGAGTTAGAATATTCTTTTGATGAATCGGCAATTGAGGCTCTTGAAACAAGAAAATTCGAGAATGCAAAAATAGCCAGCCAAACTGGTGTATTAAGTGATAATGAAATTAGAGCAATGATTGGCTATGAAGCAATAAAAGGTGGTGATACTATATATAAGCCAGCTAATCTAGTGCCAGTAGGCGAAGACATAAACACTGAAGATAATAGAGATGAGCCTATGGCAAAAAGCGAGTTTATAAGAATAATGAAATCTCAACAAAAAGAAGATGGTGGTAGATTTTATAGTGATGAGTATATAGAATTAAAAGCAAAAGAATACTATGGAAATTGATGTTCGCAAAAGAAAGTTAGAAGCTAATTCTATACCTAAGATCAAGGCTATCTTTAAAAATATGGCAAATGATGCCGAAAATATTTATCGTAAAAATGGCAATATAAATTCTAGTGAGTTGGCAGATAATTATTACCCAGAATTTTTAAAAGAGATCAGGGATGTAATGCGAAAAACAATAAAAGAGTTTGGCTTTACTTTGCGAGAAGACTTGCAACAAAAAGGCTTAAACTTTGGTATTGATTTTGAAACAAAAGAGATTACAGATCCAAAAGTAAAAGAAAAATTAAAAGAAGTCAATACACAGTTTCAAGAGTCCGCTACATTCTTTACTGCTAATGAAAGTGAAAGACAAGCAAAATATATAGCCGAAACAAATGCAAAAGAAATATTGCTAGCAATATCACAAGAAGAGATTAAGTTTAACAATCAAAAGGCTTTGCCTGAGTGGATTATTATTGCAAGAAATATTAAAATAAACTTACTTGATAAAAGCGAAGCAAGAACTCAATTAATCGCCTCACAAGTTGTTGGTTTAACCGAAAGCTGGACTAGGCAAGAAGAGGGCGAGCTTATAGACGATACACAATTAGAAATTGACGGCAAGCCAATTGAAGTGCTTAAAACTTGGGTTGCTTTGCTTGATAAAAGAACTAGAATAACACATGCACAAGCCGATTTTCAACAGGTCAATGTTAATGATAATTTTTTAGTTGGTGGTAGTAGTGCAAAATTCCCAAGAGATCCTAACTTGCCAGCCGAGGAGTCAATTGGCTGTCGTTGTATTGCCGATTATTCTAATAAGTTTGGTAAAAAATCGTTTGAAGCAAAAGCAACTGAAACTTTCAAGCCTACCGAAGAGATGGCAACAGCAGGAGCGAGAGCCTTAGAATGGAGGCGAAAATATGGCAGGGGTGGAACAGCTATTGGAGTTAAAAGAGCTAATCAATTAAAAAATAGAGAGAATTTAACACTATCGACAGTTAAAAGAATGTATTCTTTTTTTTCTAGGCACGGCAATTATCGGTCAACTCATTATGAGTTTAGAGATGGCGAACCTACAACTTGGAGAATTGCTTGGGACTTATGGGGTTCCGATGCAGGAAGGACTTGGTCTACTAATATTTGGGAAAGATACAAAGATTAAATAGATTATTTTTTTTGTTTTAAGTCTAAAAATTTTTTTTCAAGCTCATAAATATTTGCATTATCTATTTTACCCATCAAAAAACTAATAATCAAGTCTTTATATAGTAAATTCCAAACTCTATAACCAACTCCATAATTCCTCCACTGGTCGCATATCTTAGGGCAGTAATTGTTTTCAATCGCAAACTGCTTAATCTCGCCGTTATAAGGTAATTGCTTTTTATAGTGTTGCAAAATCCATCTAAAAAATAAATAAGAGCCGTTAAATTTAATATTAATATTGATATTCATAGTTTTTTATAGTGATTTTTAAATATAAAACAATATAAATTTAAAGATAAACAAATATTATTGTCAATACAAATTAACATTTTTTAATTGTGAAAATAGAAAAAGAAATAAAATCATTTCCACTTGAAATAAAAGCAATCACCGAAGAAAGTGAGTATTTTGTTTTTGAGGGTTATGCATCAACTTTTAATAATGTAGATTATGGCGACGATGTCGTGGTTCGTGGTGCTTTTACTGATTCACTAACTAAAAATTCGCAAGTGCCTATTTTGTGGGCTCATAAAATGGATGAGTTGCCACTTGGCAAATCATTTCAATTGTATGAAGACGATAAAGGTTTATTTGTTAAAGCTAATTTACCAAAAGTAGATCCTAGAATGCATTCTTTGATCGCACAAATAAAACTTGGATCAATTCAAGAGATGTCTATCGGATACTTTGTCGAAGATTATGAGATGAAAAAAGACGGAATTAGATTATTGAAAAAAATCAATTTGTTTGAAATATCACTAGTAAATAAAGCAATGAACCCACAAGCGAAGGTAACTGGCTTTAAATCGTTTGAAACACTGCGGGATATAGAACAGACATTAAAAGATAGTGGCTTCTCAAACAACGAAGCTAAAACACTAATAAGTAAAATAAAAGAATTCTCAAGCCAGC